CCATTCTTAAAGATGATGTCGTTACCGTCAGCATCAAGAGTAATATCACCAAGTGCATCAAAAATGAAATTACCAGATGCGCTAATGTCAACATTACCAGTAGTAGTCTGAATATAGTTACTACCAGTTGTGAGAGTGTATGTAGAGTTACCTGTTACGGTGATTGTTCCACCAACAGAATCTAGAGATGTTCCGTCAACCTTATTGATGTAGGTTCCAGAATAATCACCTTCAAAATTAACACCTGTTAGTTCAATATTACGAACCGCATCAACAAGAAAGTCTTGACCAGCATCAATGTCGATATCAGTACCACTACTTTGATTAGTACTGATCTTCAATCGTGTTTGAGTCTCCCCAGTTTGTCCATTGGGGTATAAGATCTCACCAGCAGATGCATCGAACGCAGCTTCTATCTCATTGATAACAGTAACAAGATCACTATCTTGATATGTCGTCAACTGCTCCATGTCACCTACGTTATTCGATAAGATATTAAACTTTGAAGTAAATAACTTAAATGAATCGACTAAATTTACTATCGGTTTTCTTGCCATTATAGTTTCTCTATAAGTTGTGAAAGCATATTTTTCATGTCAGAGATATCACTCTCCAGACCATCAACCTTTGCTTTTAATTCTTGTTGTTCTTTGATTTTCAATCTCTGAATACGTTTGCGTTCACGAGCTTGTTGAATCTTATCTTTATTTATATTAAGTATGGCACCAGTATTTGGGTCACGCACTAAATCTTCGTGACCCTCAACTGGTATCATTTTATCACTAGTCTGCAAGTGCAATTGCCCTCAAGGATTTGATTACTGGCACTTTCGCACTGTTCTTACTACCAAATGTTATCTTCAACTGGAACTGATCAAACGGTTCCAAATTACCTTCTTGACCACCGATCAAATAACTGTATTCACGGAAAGTGTTTTTGTTATTATCGGATGGTACTTCATTGATTGTACTTTCAGGATTCCAGTCGAAATCATGAATGTTCTTATCTTTAGAACAACATCTCCAGTACAACATGAATCCTGTATCAGGTGGTCTGTTCGCACTAATCATGACACGAAGACCAACAGCTGTTTCAGCTAAAGTGATTGGAATACATACATGTTTCGCTGGAACCGTACCTTGAGACGGAGTACCTTCATCGAAGTAAAAGTGTTTGTTACCTTCATCGTTTTCTCTATCAAAGTATTCATCAACAATATCTGTATCGGACATGTCAATGATGTTACTTGTTAGTTTGAAGTCTGACGACTCTAAATCAAGAACAGGACTCACACGTGTGTCACTTGTTTTGAATGTAAGTTGTGACGTAAGCGAATGTTGACCGTTAGAAACCAGTGTTTGTTCTGAAGCTTCTTCTAACTGATTGAATACAGCATAATCTTTTTCTAATGTTGTATTAGTTTTATTTCTCATTAGAATAAATCTACTATCAACAGTCATTCTGTTACTATTGTCTGAATCAGCAAAAGAAGAGTTCTGAGTCATCTTGGATGACAGAGTATAGTTTGTCGCTTCTGGTTGAAGAACATCCAGATCTGGTCGAATTGTTTCATAAGGAATATGTTGCAATAATCGACAAGTTCCGCCACCGACTCGACCACTTGCGTTCGCACTCGCATCCGCAGTAACCTTAATACTATTAGCATCAACCGAAGTAACAACTCGATAGTAAGTACTGCTGGGCCCATTCATTATCTGCGCCCCAGTTATACCGTTGTACGATGTCGATGGATTCAGACCAAAGATACGTGTTCTGTCGCCTTTACGTAGACCATGACCAGTTGTAAAGATAGTTATCTCATCACTACCAGATACAGTCTTAATTGGGTTCTTAACCAAACTGATTGGACGAACGTTTCTATTGTGTAAGAAGACATTACCTTGATTTTCAAAGTCTGCACGATACATCACGTATGCCAAATCTTGTTGACCACGTGGTTCCCAAACATCTGTGTTCTGAGACACGAACAAAGAACCTAGAGTTGGTTGTTTAGAGATTCTTCTTTCAGTCGAACCTAACAAGAAGTCTTCTACTTCTGAGATGTACATCTTGTACTTCATAGACTTAGAACGAATAATGATTGCGTAGTTTGCGCCATTACCTTGCAAGAAGATTGGTTCGTCAAATACGAAGTCAGTACCGTTTGCAACCATATCAGCAATCTGCGCTCCATCTTCCGCAACAGTTTTAACCTGAGATGGGGGTATAGCTACGAAAGATCCCGGCACTCTTCGAGTACGATCTGGAGCTCCAGCTGGCGCTTCGGTAATTGCAACACTTACTGAGTACTGTTCATCTTCACCCACTACTGGTTTCTCAGCAAAGAAGAGGCGTAGACGAGTCAAGAAAATACCGTTCGGATCTAGTACTTCGAATGACTGTGCAGTCGGATCTTCATCCTTAAATACGACTTTACTCGACTTAGCAATTCTGTTATCATTCAACGCATCTTGATATGATTTCAGATAAGTTTTACTACTGTTGTATGTCGCAGTACCCGATTTGGGCGATGTTCCAGCAAGAGAAGATGTCTGTTGATAATCATATTGTTTATTAGTCGATACCAACTGAGATCCAGTACTAACTACTTCAGTGTTAGTCTCTACTGGGCCATAAACTTCCGATCGGGTCGTTTCTGTTTTAACATCGTTCTGTATTTCAGAAGTAACAACAGTATCAGTAGATATGGTCTGAGTAGTATATCGATCATTGTTAACAGAAGTAGTCTGATTACCTACAATCTCTAGTACACGAGTATTAGTAATTGTGTATTCGCCCGATAGACTCTCTATCACACCAGATGCTGTGTAGAACTGAGAACAGTACGACAATGAAGCATCCTTATCAGGAACACTGATGTCATATAATGAGAATACCGCAGTACCCACAGGGAATCGCATAGGTGGACTCACTAGGTTCGGTATCTCAAACTCACCCTGTAGTACACCGTTAGCATCGGACATAAGAGTCCCAGAACCTTCAGAGTGTTCGGTTGATGGAGGTAGTTCCACTTCTGGAATCATGTTAGATCCAGTATCCGCAACAGTATAATCTGGATCTGGAAGTGTAGATGATTTATAGAAAGTCTTTTCTTTACAGAAACGACTCACATCCGTATTGTTGAAGAATGGGAAGTAACGTGTGTTTGGACGAAGGTTAGTCGCCTTGAACGATACTTTACGAGAACGCATCCAAGGGATATGAATCACTTGTAGTTCACGATTGTCCACAACTTCAGTAAGAACACTCTCACTCGCAATACGGTTTACTGTGGTTGATGTTTCAGTCGCAGTATTATACTCCTGAGTGGTCTCATGTATGTTTTCTGTAGAGATAGTGTTTGTACGTTGATAAGAAGTATTAGTTACTGTTTCTGCAACACTCACATCCTGTGTAGAGGTTGTTTTTACGTGAGAAACGTCCTGATACGTATTGGTAGTAGTTGCTGTACTACTCTTCTTCGATGAGACACGCATCTTATACATCTTAACACGTCTACCAGAATTTCCGAAATAAATATGGTTAGTTCCAGAGTGATGACCTTTGATCATCAACTTGTCGCCAGCATTCAAACTAAAGGAATTACGAGCTCGGTATACCCAGTTTGCTGGAATATCGCTTTGACCGTTGGCCAATGTATAAAGTTTGGTTTCGCCATGGTTCTTACATCTTCTAACGTAAGGGTGTCCACCAGCTGGAGCGGTAACAACCAACTCATCTTTAACATTGATATGGAGTTCCTGACCTCTCTTACTAGGTAAGAAAGTAGATCGATTGATACGTTTACCAACGTAATTAGTTTGGTTGGATTCAGTTTTTATGAACTCATCACCAGTTACTTGGTTGTGTTCAACACCAACAAGCTCTGTACTAGTACTAAGTATTTCTGTATCTGATGTTGAACCTTCTTCTACCCAATCACCATAATCAATATCTACTTCTTGACCAACCTGACGTGTACTTTCACCCAACAAAGTTGTGTTAGATGTTTGTTCAACCAAAGGAGCAGTTGTCATACCAACTTGCAGATCCTTAGTTTCTGTACCCATCCAACCCCATTCTGCTTCGTTCCAAAGAAGTGCTTGAGAAGTGTCGAACTCTGTACCACCATCAATAACTGTTGGAGCAGATTGTTCAAAGTTCTTCCAAGTATCTTTAGATGGTGATAACTGAAGATCACCAAAAGTTTTTTCAACATGGAATGGGTTAACATTAATAGTTTTAGATGCTTGTATCTGAGAAGTATATTGTACTTCTTCGTGCGCTAGATAGACATTATCACCTTTTTGTACTACACCTGATGAAACGGTACTAGCAGAATCAAAGATCATCGGAATCGTCTTACACGTGTAAGTGGGTCTGATCAATCCCTTAGTCGGATCCATTGAAGCTCTGTGTTCCAAAGCTTTAGTGTCAGTAAACTTCTGATTCTTGAAGTTGTCAACAAAGAAACCTGTGTGTATTCTCTCGTTACCGTTAGAATCATACAGTCTCTCATTGTTAGCGTTCATCTCTAAAAGAGAAAGTGTGGTGGCTGTTTCTAACTTCTCAAGTCTTTTATCAATCTTGTTGATATCTTCCATCGTATAACCACGTCTTGGAATAAGAGTAGTCTTGATATCTTTAATATGGAGTGTGTTACCACCCATCTCAATTTTGTATAGATCAATACAATCGACAGGAGTTGAAGGATACTTGGGTTGCATTGAAGCTACACCCTGAATATAACGCAACTCACCACCCTTCGACAATACTAACTTGTCGAGACGTGGCATATAGTATTCCGCATCTGCACTTACCAAATCACCACTAAACGGTAATCCAAATACATTGGATGAGTTACCAACAGCAAATGTTTCGGTCGAAGTATTTACGGAAGGACGGAAGTCGATAACATCCCTTAGAGATATTACCTTACCATTAGATGTTCTATGAACAGGAATGTTAGTGTATGACGCCATACCATCATAAGAGTTAACACCAAAGAACTCGCCGTCATTCTGATGTGCAAAGTGTTTGAATTTAACATATACTGGTTGTTCATCAGAATCAAGACCAGCACCTTTGTATATCAATCTAGATAGACCGTAGTGGGTGTCTCTTTGTCCGTTGTCGATACCAAAAACGCTTAGTTGGTTTGCACCATCTGAGTCGTATGCTCTACATCGTGTTACTTCATACAGGTCAGTCTTTCCTAGATCAATGTACTTGACACCGTCACCATCTGAATCTAGTGTCGTAGTTAGAGTTTCAGGAGTGAGAGTCTTTGTTGCTTGTGATGCATTTGCAATTCTTTCATAGTACAAAACATCAAACGAGGTAGATGCTGCCAATCCAGATAATTGAGTAGAACTTGTTCCGAAAGAGATAGTAACATCTACATCATCGTCTGTCGCAGATGCCACGATCCATTGACCAGCGTTGGCCAGTGCATTATCACTACTAGAGGGAGTAATTGTTATTTCTCCAGAACCATTAGATGATACTGTCGATTTTTTAGCAACGGTCACCGAGACATCGGTGAACTGTTTTGGTCTACGTAATGGTGTATCAAACAATAACGGTTTTTTACTTGTACCATAAAGTTTGGTCAGACCCGCCTGAGGTTCTCGGTAAATAGCAAAGAATTTACTCGTCCCTGTGCCAATAGATTGAATATCACGGATACTTTTGCCAGCTGTGGTAACGACTGTGTCGAACACATGCACTTTCTTAGTTCCAGTAAAGTCACCGAATTTGTTTATTGCACGGACACGAGTAGTACCTATCGATGTACCAGAACCATTGGTTGACTCGTATAGATTGTACTTTTCCATTGTGTCAAAATCAGGCATGTCCTTACCACCAGTATACAGGAAGTAGTTGCCATAGTCAATAGTGATTGAGTCATTATTTCGTGCTAATGTATCTGTTGGTTTATCAACAACAATTGTCGATTCCGCATCTTTATTGATTCGGTATCCTCTAACGTATGCAGTTCCAGGCGTGATTTTTAATTTCATTGTTTCGTTGTTATTAGGCGCAAAGGAAGCACGGAAATAACGTTTGATATAATCACCAGAAGTCTCGTAAGTTCTAGTTGCCATTGAATCACGAATAGATTTAAAACCAGTACTCGTTGTAACTTTGTTTACAATTTGTCCACCAGAAATCTCAACCACTTGAATGAAGTTATTGTCTACTGTGGTTGCCTTGGCGTCAGCGAGAGTCAATCGAATACGATAACGATCAGCGCCAGGCGAAGTTCTGTTTGGAGTCTCACCCTGATTGTCAAATAATGATTCGTCATCATCTACAGTGACAATATCCTGAGTTACGATAAAACCAAACGCAGTCGAAATGTTATTTTCATACTTTCTAAAAATTAATTTTTGGGATGGACAAAAAACGATGTGACCTTGAACAAAGAACTGACCTTGGTCTACCGAAACAGAAGAACCTAAACCAACAGCTGGGTTAGATGCCGTGTTGGTTGTTTGAATAGAAAATGAATACTGACCATCAGCGCTAGTAATTGTACCACCCGAAGAAACTCTTGTACCATCGGTTGTACCAACACCGTCCTGTGTGTACTCAACGAAAAGAGTATCTGGATCATTAGCTTCAGCTGCAATCGCATCAACTACTGTAAACTTGATAGTGTTAGACGAGTTAGCGAATGATAGTCCTTCCAAAACAGAAGGGTCTGTTGGAAAGGGTGTAGCACTTGCTATCTTGATAAACTCGACTTTGTTATCAACCTTGAACGATCCAGGCGTTATAGGCGCACCTTCGTTATAAAGGTTTCCAGCGAGTGATGATATCTGATTTTGTAATGCAGACTGTAGTTGGGTAAGTTCCCTTGCCTGCAAAGCACGTCCACTATTAAAAAGAATCCTTTGATAGTTTTTACTTTTATCAAAGTCGTCCTTATAAGTAGACGAGAAAGTATTTTCAGTATAAGTCGTTGGCATCTTCTATATTACCTTAGAGTTGTATTACGATTTTTAAATCTTCTGTTTGTTCAGTAGAACGGTCAACTGCCGTTCTGTTATCAATATATAGGAGTTCTCCACTAAGCGGATCGAACTCGCCTGTAATTACATTGGATACTGTTCCTGTGTTACCACTACCATCATCCACAGCATCTCCTACACTAAAGGTAGTGAAACCACCACTCTCGTTGAAGTGTACGTAAAGTCTGGCAAGACTAAGTGTTCCGTTTACAGAATCAACGTGATCAACATATGCTGATGCACCTGTAGTTGCAACGGTTATCGTGGTATCTGGTTGGAATGTTCCACTTGTACCAGTAAATTCCAGTGTCTCTAATCCGAGTCCAGTACTCTCAGTAAAGAAATGATCGTCTTCTCGATTAGCTGAATCCCCCACTAAAGGATTGCGGAATAACATTACCTGACGGAAAGTGTTATCACCTATAATAAAGTCGCCATCTTCCGTACCGTCAATCTTAGCATTAAGCATAACCGCAGAAGACTTTAGGTCTTCTCTAGGATCAGCACCAAGACCACCTTTAGACCCAAGTATTACACGTCCAGTCGCACCCGATCCAACACCAGTAATATTTAGGTTCGCACGAGTGTAACCCAATCCACGGAAAGAACCAGTTGACCAACCTGATGGGTTAGTTCCACCAAGATTACCAGATGAATCTAGTTTTACCTGTAAAGCAACCACAGCGTCACCACTCATTATCGGAACTACCTGAGCGCCTGTACCGTCACCGATTACCGTTACTGTTGGATCTGAAGTGTAACCCGATCCAGTAGACTTAACTTCTGCACCTACTAGTTCACCAGACCTTGCCGCTAACTCTACCGCACGTTGTTCTACTTGTTCCGCAGTAGCATCAACCGATGCAGCCGTGTCAGAATCAATGAACTGAACTGGCATATATGCAGATGACAAAAATTTAGATGCATTCAATGCACCGATAGAAAAGATAAATTTCCAAATATAACCGTCACTAGTTCTGAATGGAGTACCAGTGGTGTTACCAGTAGGTTGGAATGTTGAGTTTACTGGTTGACCTGTTCCGTCTTTACCTTGTTGTAGACAAATATAAACCTCTTGGTTATTATTCATCACATAGTAAGAATTGACAGGATAACCGATATGATTATCATCAAATGCAGAATACTGTGATCCAGAGTTCCAGTTATATCGAGGAACGACAAAACTTTTATCGGTGATACTCTTGATCGATTGCATTTGCAATCTGGCTGCAATCTCATCACGACCTCTATTCTGAGGTATGACTAAAGCATCGGTAGAGTTCCAGTCTTCAGAACGACCAATACCAACATAATAGTTTGCAGAAGAGTCAAAGTCTTCAAAGAGTCCTCTGAGTAAATATTTTTTAAGTGAGTCAGTTACTACAGCTGCCATTTATATGTCCTATGAAATCGTTGCGCCTTGATTATTTAATACAAACCAATCTGATGCGGTCTCACTCCAAATGAGAGTTACTGAAGCACCAGTGGTTAGTTCTATGTTGTCTCTACCAGTATCATTACCTGTAACTGTCACGGTTGCAGTTCCAGAGTTTATGTTTACTAGATATTTTGTTTCACCGTCTCTTGTTCCAACAGGCATTGTTGCGGTTACTGTTGTTGCTCTGTTGAAAAAGGTAACAGGTTCGTTGAGATCTACTGTTACGGTTGAATTTGTTGCGTGTTGAATACTAAGTGCTAACTTAGACATTATCGCAACTGCACCAGCATCCTTTGAATGTAATTCTAAATCGAGATTCGCACCATTACCCATTGCTTTGATTTGGGGGTGACTGTTCAAAGGCGCATTCTTAATCGCTACGTGGTTAATTGCACCACTAGTAGATTCGAACGCAATCATCTCGTTACCATTAGAATCATTAATACCAATTTGTATTATGGGTTCTTGGATTGTTGGTGTTGTTAGAGTCTTGTTAGTTAAAGTTGACACATGATTATTGAAAGTAAACTCATCATTACTCAATAACACAGGTAGAGTTATGTTTCGGTTAGCTGCAATGTCAGATGCGACTAAACTATACTCATGGTTACTACCGCCATCAGTAAGAGTTAGACCAGAAACAGTAGGACTAGCAATTGTCTTATTAGTCAGTGTTTGTGTCGCAGTTGTTAGTACAAACTCACCATTCGCATCTGGAAGGGTAAGAATACGATCAGCAGTTGCATTTGCAGCCTTCAACTTAACTTCAAAGTCATCAATCGATGTACCTTCGAATACAATACCGTCAGAATCGAATACCATCTTAGTTGACAGAACATCACTGTCTCCACCAAGAAACTTGTAGAGTTCTATGAAGTTTTGTTCGATCTTCAACGCTGCGGTACGGAGAGTATCCCCATTACCATCGTTTGCGATTGTTCCTCTGTTTAATACTTGTCTTGTCATTAACCTTTACCTAAAAGTTCTATGAATCTATTTATACGTTTTATATCAACTCATCAAGAGTTATTTCACCATCTGAGTCACCAGTTTCCCCTACAGCGGGATTGCCGGCGTCTGTTCGTTTAACATTTTGCCAAGTGAATTGTTCTTGGTCAATCGTTTCAAGACTTGATAGACCCATTGCTGAACCACTGTCGTCATCGTGTTCATCTAATGTCGGTGAGTTAGGTTCTAAGAACTCTAATAGACTACTCTGTAGACCATGAAGTTCACCGATCGAAATGTCGCCAACATCTTTAATATCGTTACCACCATTAGGATAACTTGTCGGACTACCCATTGTTGTTCTGAATTTCAAGTGGGTTCCTCCTCCCAAATTGGTGTCGAAGTAATCAAACAGTGCAGTATGTTGCGAGAATCCTAATGGAGCGTCCATTACAGCAATGCCTTCCACTTCTCTTGGTGGTATATCTAACGTGCCTGGATCTCTTTGTTCGTCTATGTTTAGATCGACTGTTCCTACTAATTGTACTTCCGAACCAAGATACATTCCAGCTGGATGAACAAATAATTTATACACTTCTCTCCACTTAGAAATAGACAATTCACTTTTGATCTGAATAGAATATGTCTGATATAGTTTATCGTCAGTTATGTATCTCTGTGACGATGGGCCAATCTCAGATTCATTCAAATTGAATATGTTCTTTTTTGGATAAACCACATCTGGATCTATACCGAAGAATGTACGGAAAAACTGTTGTATCGAATACTTAGTACCTTTTGATCGGTATAATATGTTCGAGTACTTTGCCGCCTCTCTCTTATCGGGAAACCCCTCAAAGTAAGATTGACCCAACAATAATTCATCTTCTACAAAAGATAATAGATCTATGTCTGTTTGCGTGATATCTCTTGTATAGAATAATTCATTCAGAAGATTAGAAGGCGAAATGTCTTGATCTTCAAAGGCATAATAGTTTTTTAGTAACGAAACAAACTTCGGATAATTCTGTATAATATGATCGGGAAGTACCTCCTCAACCTTATAGTGTCGTAGGTTTATTTCCCTACGACCAAGATCCGTTAAAGTTTTGTCTACATGTGCTACCATTAGTTAGTCGCCGTGGTTAGTATACCAGTTGCCTTAGATCTAGACTCGTCAAACTCTAAGATGTCGTTTCTTTTAGGTGTTACAAACGCTTGATTAGACGGTATTGCAGATAACTTGATTTGCGTTTGACCACCTGTTATACTGTCAACCTGAAGACCAACAATATTTATAGTACCACCTGTTGAACTAAACGAACCAACATTATCAACAATAACATTATTGTCCGTTAAGTTTATTACTTGTAATGTGTTGCTACTAAGTTTGTTTCTTATCTGACAGTTAACATTTCTGAAAACAAAGTTAGTCGAAGAAATGATGACATCTTCGTCATCTTGAGATCTTATTTCCGAAGGAAACTTTAAGTCATAGTTAGCAACCAATCCTAAAGTCGGAGTAATGCGTTGTTGCATTTTTACTGTGGAACTAGAAGAAAGAATAGCGGCTGAAATATCATCTATTTCTGCAAGAATATTAGATCTTCGGAAAGACAAATCAAATTTACCTGTGTTTTCTATAAAATATGATCGGATCGTTTCCTCAACATCACTTTTAATTGTGTTCAAAGTTAATGATGTCAATCTATCATTGAACTGGAATCTGGTGTCTAACTCAATAAATGTTTTAACTGGATCAGAAAACTTCAACTCAAAAGAAGCGACCGATAATTGTTCCGCAAGATCGTTAATAGCTACCTTGGTTACATTAACTGTTTCTGTTGGCACATTGTCCCCAAATAATACCGATAGGTAAACTGAACCATAATCCTTTACGATATTGTCTTCCCCGCCCCATGATTTGATGTCTTTGATTAGAGACGAGAAGTTACGTAAAACTAGTGATGAGTAGTCAGCATGAGTAACCATTCGATTCTGCGATGCATATTGGAATGGTGCGTTTCTACGAATAGATTCGAGAGATTCTTTAGATGATCCACCAGAAGATTTTGATGATGTTGTTATTACAGGAACACGAGTAGTAGTTTCAGTGACTCGTACACCGTTAACTGGTTCGAATACTTCCGCAAAGTTGGCGGCCGTTCCAGCAACTGATAGGTACTCAACAACAATTTTATTGCCAGGCAGAGGAGTCTTACCTAGAGTTGTACCGTTTCCGAACGTCAATTCAAAATGTCCGTTAGGCATTTCTTTTAAAATATAAATGGTCGATTGTGTACTAATATTTGTGGCGGCAAGAATATTGTTATATGCAGTAAAGTCTAATGATGTAGTACTAGGGTGTACTTTAACTACAGCAGTAGACAAATCTAAGTTATCGTCTGGAATGATGTATGTGATGTTCTCATCATTGTTACCTGAAATGAAGGTCTTTACTTTAGGTATACCTTCTTTGATCATGATTAGGTTAGTACCATCAGTATTCAAAAACTCGTAGAATCCAGATCCGTCATCTGTTGCGGTCACACTTGAAATCGTTTGGAAAGTATAGTCTTGGCTATCCACTGTCGTAGTGAATGTGTAACCAGAAGGAATAGAGATTCGTGGTTCACGATCAGAAATGCCTGATAGATTCAATGACATTTTTATCAACGCACTTGATGCGTTTTTACTATCGGGAATATAACCAATACCCTCAGAAAGAGATACCAGAGAACTACGAAGTTGTGCGGTTCCAAGAAACGCTTCGTTCAACGCAAAGTTTGCGGTTAACGCATTTAGATGGGTGTTGTACGCAAGAACATCTAATAAATTAGATAGACCAGAAGCCTCGAAGTTATAATCCTTAAACTCTTGAGCTTGTTCTAGATAATCTTTCAGGTTGTTCTTAATCGACTGAAAGTCTAACGCTGTTGATTTTATCGTTGTCGCCATTTATCTTAACCTACTTAATACGGTAGTAAATTCCACTAGTTCCCCAGTGTTTATTATTTTAAAAATAACTGTTACTTCTACTGAGTTATCATCTGGTTTAATGTCAACACGAACTCTAAGAGTAGAAGCGTCAACACGTGGTTCATATACTTCAATAACATTCTTTACTTCTCGAATGATATTTTTTTCTGTTGCTTCATCCGCCAACTCAAAAAGAAAGTTATAAAGGTTCCCCCCAAAATATGGATTGAAAGGTTTCTCTCCCTGATTGGTCAACAGTAGATTCTTTACTGCAAACTTAACCGACTCTGCGTTTAGTTTTTTATAAATGTCAGCGCTGGTTGGTTTTATTGCCAATGAAATATCGATGTCCGAGTATTCTTTATTCGATGTTGTTACAACAGTCGAAATAGAACTGAGATTCGCATCTTCTATTGATAATGATTTTGGCATAATAGTCTCTTAAATTACCTTGTATCTATTTATACGTTTTAGTTCAACTTAACTTCAACTAATTCGCCGTTCGATAAAACTTTTCCGTTGTAAATTGTAGAAACACCGAACTGAAAATTTATATCAAATGACTCCGTAACTTCTGGCATCTCAACCACAATCTGAGAGGTCAATGATCCGTCTGGGTTGTAGATGTCATAGTCCAGAGTTACCTTATCGTAGAAGGTGTAGTCCTTCCAGTATTCTGCCACATCAAATGTCGCAGCATGATCTATCTTGCCTTTCCTGTCGATAACTTGATATACTACAACACGACCATCTTGTTTCTTTACGTTGTCTCCCCCTACTGTTTCTAGAGGGCCACCTTTGTAAATACCTTCACTAACAATAAGACGTACATTGTTAAACAAGTCGGTGTTACCGTTGATCGTCCTGTACATCTCTGCATGTAGATAAAGGTTACGTGCAATTTGTTTTCTTTCGGCCGCAGTACCGATATGTGAGAAAGGTGTCTTGTCTCCATATGCACCGAGGTACTTCGCAATGGTTACGCCTGGAGCCAACTTAGTTCTAGACGAGATATCGTCTCCGTTTAGGAAGTTGGGATTGTATAATGGATCTGGTAATATAATCATCCTTTAAACCTTTTACCTCTATTCTCAATAGAATTACCGATCGGAACAAATCCAAATCGTGAAGATTGTTTTTTGTTTGCCGTCCTACCAATTTTAGGAGGACTCGTCTCATTGTATTTTGCGTTTAGACGACTCTCACCTACCATGATGTCACCGATGAGAGAACGGTTGGCGGTATCACGAATGGTAGATCGAATCTCTTGTGTTGTAGGTATCTTCTCAAAAAGTCCTTTGTAGTCGTCACGTAGAAGTATCTTGTTCTTCAATACGTCACCAGCATCTACAGTCACGGTACGTACAGAGAAGTCACCCATAGTCATCATTGCACCAATAGCATCTGCAAGTGGTACTGGTTTCTTAGGTGTCATAGACTCCTGTGATTGTGTTGCCGCTTTCCATCCACTTGGTGGTGACCCAGCTGCACCTAATGCACCAGCAGTTCCTGCCTTCCCTGCTTCTTTTGCCTTGTCTGCTTTGTTCGCATTGTATGACTTGATTGCTTCCGTTGACTGACCGTGGAACGATCCATAGAACGCAGCACCAGATGCAAATGGAACAGCACCTTTTGGCCCCATGTAAACTGGTGAAGTCATCTCTACCTGTTCACCCCCGATCACACCTTTCATACCCATGACCGATAACTCTGCACCTGTGATTGCCATTACTGGTGCGGTCTGAATGTACTCGTCTTTCGCAGTCATGATCAAACGGTTGTCCGTAAACACATTGAGTTCTCCCTCAACATGTTCCTTAGAATATCCTTTAGTCCACTCGGTGTTGTTACCCAACACGAGTTCTGTCTTGTTCTCTACAGTCTTATATGAGGCAGACTGTTTGGTGATATGTTCCGTGTTACCACATACTTCGGTTCTCTTGTTCAACAATACAGTTTGCTTATTGTGTCCATGTATGTTAAGATTATGGTTACCGCCTACGTCCATATTCCAGTCACCTGTAACCGTCTGGTTCAGATTACCTTTATAGACCATCTCCGCATCACCTTCTACTATGACCGTATTGTCTCCTCCAGTCACCTCGACCTTATTGTTCGGGGACGATATGATGATAGAACCATCAGCACGCATTTCAATACCACCACCCTTACGGTGTTTGATAAGAATACGTTCACCGCCTGGGGTGTCATCATATTCGATTACATGTCCAGATGCAGTCTCTTGAACCTGATTGAATGGATACTGTGAAGGTTGTTGGTCTTCTAGGTTGAGTGATACATTAAAATCACCACCCCCAAGATATAATTCGTTTACTTCAAAACCACGAGCCGCATAGTTTATGGAAGACGAATAATGATAATTTGTCTTGGGAAACTCGCCTGTAGGATCTTGGAACCCATCAAGTGGTACACCAAGAGTTTTTTGCTTAGCTGGATTACTGCCTAATTTAGTATCGTTATTTTGTACTGTCATTGTGGTTTCTTCGTTATCAATTCATCTGGTGATAATGCTTGATCTATAAGTAGATCTTCGTATACTGAACTCTTACGGAATAGAGTTTCAACATACAGGGAAACATCAAAGTATGGATCTGTATTTAAAGGTTCAATTTCGTTATGACCAAACACTTGACCACCATGATACCTACGGTAGAACGCTTCACATATTGATTCTAGAGTAGTCATCTGTTCACGAGTAAATGATTGTGACGAACGATACTGATCTGGGTTCTCGCAACCTGTCGAACAGTTTAGACCCCCTACCAAGCAAACATCAACTGATCGTTGAGCATGACCGTTAACTTTACTCGATTCTCCTACAGTGTCTAAAGGACGACCTCTCTGTAATTTACCATCTCGTCTTA